GATTTGTCAACTGTGGGTGACCATGTTGACCTAAGCCAAGCATTGTTTATTCCTCTGGCATGGAATTTCTTTGATGAAATTCAATGTCGCTTAAATAACCATTTAGGTTATTCAGCAGAGTTTGTACGCTATTTTCCAAAAGTTGAGGTTGTTAAATGAAATTTCCAGTAGTTGAATTAGTTGATAGATACGCCATTGCACAAGTTAAGTTTGAAAACCTAAACGGCACCAATGCCGACGAAGTTGAATTTTACCGCAAGCAATTGGAAGAAGAATACGACATCGAATCGGTACAGGGTTTAATCAGTGGGTTAGTTGGCTTGCACAAACAAATTTGGGCAGTAGAAGACGACTTTAAAAAGTTAAAAATTGATAACCAACCCTTAGAAGAAATTGGACGTCGTGCATTGTTTGTACGTGACTTAAACAACAGTCGTGTTGCATTTAAAAACCAAATTGCAGAACGATTGGGCAGTTGCATTAAAGAACATAAAAATTATGCTGGTCAACGGTCAGTGACATTCTCTGACTTTTACAACGTTTATGACTATTCTGATAAGCCCTATACAATACACTATCTTGATTACAGCACAGATTTAGACCAAGGCGACCCAAACTTTCAATACAAGTACATCGAATACTTACAGCACAGCAAAGACATTAAACCCGACGATGTGATTATTATTAACAATCCTTATGTCTCTGGTAACTTCCAAACGCCATTGGTTGATTATTTAAACTGGTGGTATAACAATAATCCTACCCCGTTTGTTATGCTATCTAGTAGATGGAACATTCCTGCAACAGTTCGTTTTCCAGTTTACACAGACATGTTCCAGGAGCATTCAACACAATGGTGGTTAAAAGACTATCGCAGTCCTGTACGTACACACAGAAATTATACTATTTCGTATACAAGTACTAAAGATTACGTTGAGAGAAGATACCTTTACAATAAGATCAAGCAAGTAGTACACAGTGCTTTTACATCATATAGTTGTTTACACAGTGATTTAAATAGACAAACTCATCAATATACTGCTGAGTTTATTGAGCAGATTGGGCCAGTAATAGAACAAACTGCGGTGCTTGGAGCGACAGCAGACTTTAATAACATGCCGCACGATATTCATAACAACAGTTATGCAAGTGTGATACTAGATACATTGTATGGTGGATCGCATCCAGAAGTTTTCTTTAGTGAAAAAGTCTTTAATGCTATTGCTCATCAACAGTTATTTTTCTATGGTGGTAGTGCTGGTAGTATAGAACGTCTACGTCAAGCAGGCTATCATGTGTTTGAAGAAATAATTGATTTAAGTTATGATCAAATTAGCAACGATCAAGAACGTGTTATTGCATTTACTAATAGTGTGTTAAAGTTTGCTAATAGACCTATCCAAGAGGTACAGCGTGACTATATGTCAATGTTTGACAAGATACAAGAAAACTTGCAGACATTTAACAATAAAAAATTTAGTGCTAAAATTGATCAAGCAATTGCATTAGCATTCGAAAGGCGTCAAAAATGATTGTTGTCTGTGGGGACAGTTTTTGTTCTAGAGATCCTGTTGCAGTAGGAAAGCACTTCAGTGAACAATTGGAAGGTCCAGTTGTAAATTTGGCCCGTGGCGGCATTTCAAATTCTGCAATTTTTATGCAATTGTTTAAAGCGTTAGCAATGAATCCTAGCGTTGTCATTTACAGTTCAACTGACCCTGCTAGAATGACAGTACCGGCCTCAGTTAATGGTCCCGACTTTAATGCAAGTAACCCAATAGCAAACATTCGTTACGAAATCGATGGCACAGAACCATTTGTTAGTCACACTATTCCTAGTATACTAGGAGAACTAGAACTAGGACTGGACCCCGAAGTTAAAGCGGCAGTAAAGGCCTACTTTACAACAATATATGACCCTGAGATGCAGAGTTTTTTAGATAATGAGATGTTCCAGGGGTACGAAAGTCGTTGCCGTGAGCAACATATACAAGTAATATGTTTAGATAGAGATGTAAAAGAACTGTATGAAGAAGCGTGGGAGTTAAGACACAACCCACCTGACGTAGTTTATCACACAACAGCCCAAGCCCAAACACAAGCGGCAAAAAAAATTATGGAGATTATAAAAAATGGCGATTGAATGGAGATCAAACGACGGTGTTTATTTGCCAATGATCAATGATGGCGGACGTAATCGATTTTACAAAGCCGCACTAGAGGCCAAAGCGCCTGGTAAGACAGTAATTGATATTGGGTCAGGTACAGGATTTTTAACTATCCTTGCTTGTCATGCAGGCGCTAAACATGTAATTGCAGTTGAGCAAGATCCTGAGCGAGCACAGTTAACACAAGAAAGTGTTAACTTATGTGGGTTCCAGGATCGTGTAACTGTCGTTAATGCAGACTGGATGGATGTTAATATCACCGGCGATATCTATGTAAGTGAAACTATTTGTACTAACTTATGGAATGAAAAAATATTAGAAATATCCGAACATGCAATTCGTAACGGAGGAGAGTTTATTCCGGGACGATTTGACTACAAGTTTCAAATATATAAAAATCATCCACTGTTTGCTGTTGTGCAGTCAAGTAGTGAAGCCTATGACTTTGAGCCGGAAATCACAATTGACGAAAAATTTGAAGAGTCAATTCGTCAGAAGGTTCGTGACGACTCTGTCAAATATAGACAGAACTCAATTTTTAATTTGTTCCAGGCGGCCAATAGAAGTCCGGCAGATATGAAACCCGTTATGGATGCATTGGAATTAATACACGAAACAGATTGGTTTACAGTGGATCTTAATCAACCAAACCATTGCGATTACAAACAATTTGAACACCAAATTAACCTAAAAGACTTGACAAAGGCGCATGGTTACTGTATACTGTTAACGTGGCGGGCAGTTACTGGAGACATAGTTATGGAACACTGGGACACTATATTTGGAACCCCAAGTAAAATTATTCCCAATCCAGACTACTCGGTGGTTAAAACCAGTTACGAATTATTAGGAAATCAATGGTACTTTAGATATGAATAAAAAATTAATAGTATGTGGGTGCAGTTTTAGTGCGCCTGCCAGTAAAGAATACGAACACCTTAAAGGAACTGCCTACGGAGAAGTACTGGCTAAGAAACTAGACTGGGACGTTGAAATTTTAGCTCGCCAAGGATGTAGTAATGGTGGCATTCGTATACAAATTGACGAAGTGTTACGACAGCGGCCTGCGTTTGCAATTATTGCACCTACATTCCATGACCGTATGGAAATTCCGGCTAGTGCCGCACCGTATGTGCCGCCAGCAGAAGAAAATAAAGGTTGGAACAGTGACTTACAAAAGCATTTACAAAAATCACACTTAAATGGATATAATAGAGATGTTGGTATTAACAATGTTAACTATTGTGACAATCCATATACAATGATATGTGAAACTATTTTCAGTCTTGCTGAAAATTATCCACACCCTTACAGAAGCACAAAGATTGATAAAGCCACTCAGCAAGCAGTTAAACAATACGTTAACAGTTTGTACGATAGCGGGTGGAAGCTACAAATGGACCAATGGATTATACGAGAAGGTATTCTTCAGCTACATTACGCAGGCATTCCATTCCTGTTAATTGCTAATAACATTTGGACTAACGATACTGTTAGAAAGGAATTCCCGGATGTAATTCCTGATCATTGTTTAACACTTCGTTACGAAGATACTCCGGCTTATGCAACTAACACATGGCCGTTTACATCGAAAGAGGATCCTGGTTACCATGGTGATCCTGAAAGTCAAACGTATCTAGCGGATAGGTATTATGAATTAATAACAAAGGTATGGAATATAACATGAGAATATTAACATTAGAAGACGCACATTACGACATGACAGAGCTACCAGAAGAAGTGGATGATCTGCGGTTTTCAGTGCTAGACAATAGTGACCCTAAGAACCCAGATTTCTTTTTCATTCCATTAATTTTCTTGGAAAGTTTTAATAGTTCAGCATTGGTTTTAAAAATTGCAGGTAAACAAATTCAAATGCCGATGGATTGGCAAATTCTTATTGGTGAACCAGACATTGGAGACCTTGAAGTGGTTCCCCTTACTAGTATTAACGACAGGGGCTTTAAGGCTTTCTGTTTTAATTCATTATCTTCGTTCCGACCCGAGTTTGGAGATATTGAGATTGTTGACATCTATCAAGATGTTAAATGGTACTTTCCTAAATTACGTCCTGGACAAATGTTGGCGGTTCCAATTGAAACTTGTGCTAAGCCAAGGTGTGCTTATTTTGTTAATGATATTAGTAGACTAAGCGAAGTAGTAGACTATGGAAAGATATGGTAAAACACAAAGGATAAACTACATGGAAGAATATATTAACAGGCCAGTAATGTCTCTTAACCCCTACAATGTAGACGATATTGGTGGTGTTGAGGTTAAGAATAACACCCAATACGAGCTTACAGATAACACTTTATTAAACAACCTAGTATTGAGCAAGACAAGGCTTAGAGCAAAACAAAGCACTACCGGACATCGGCATGCAGGTCAAGAAGAGGTTTATTTCTTCATTAAAGGCTCTGGTCGCATGGAATTAGACTATAAAGAGTTTAAAGTTAAAGCTGGTGATGTTATACTAATTGAAGATAACGTATTTCATCGAGTGCATAACGACGGTGACTTCTTCTTAGATTTTATCTGTGTATTTGATGGTGCTAGAGGAGCAAAGATTCCTAGTGAAGGTTAAATTAGTAGTAGCTCATCCTGATGATTGTTGTATATTTGGTTGGCCAATTGTTAACCTTACTAAACATAATTGGGACTGGAGTATAACGTACCTAACATACAACGATACAGATCCGCGAGCACAAGAAGCAAGGAATTTTTGGAACCAATATAATATTAAGACTACGTTCTTAGGATTTGAAGACCATTACAGGGACCTTGAGCAAGGATATATTACTACGTTTGACGAAGCATTAGCTGAAGAGTCACTAATAGCTAATCTTAATAAGGATTGTGCATTAATTGTAACGCACAATGAAGATGGAGAGTACGGACACATACACCATATGTTTGTCCATAAGATAGCAAACAAGATGCCACAACCTAAAATCTATTTTGCAAATGATACAAATTATACACTCGGTATTCGTGCGCCAGAATTTGATTTAGATTATTGGCCATTGCATAAAGAAGTAATTGTTGGATTCACCAATCGATTAGATGGAAAGTATCATGTCACACCAGAAGCAAGAGCCAACCAGGTATATCTTTGAAAGTCCCGACGGTGGCAAAACTGTGAAACGTAGAGAATTTGGACAGGATCCAAGTATGTCAAAGGTTATAAGTCAGTCTTCATCGTTTGCACCCTGTTATCAAGAGCCGGAGATTGCAGACATGGTAGACTGGTTTCATCTTTTTGATAAAGCTAAATCAAATAAGAGCTTGCATGAAGCACTTAATCATGCTATACTAATATATAACGTAATTAAAGAAGATGATAAATGAGCAACGACAAATTAAATATTAGAAATGAGATGTCGGCATTAGATCAGAAACAACGTGACTACTACGATAGTATGACTGATGAAGAAAAGAAAAAGTTTGCGGCGTTTCTTATGATTAGATGGGGTAGTAGTGTTTCTGGTGGAACTACTGAGTTACAGCAATACTATCTCGTAAGTTGTAATGAACGTTTAAACAAGAATTTCTTTGATATTAGTGCAAGCAAGCATAAGAAGTTTTTATGGTTGTTAGCAACTACAGTTAGTCCAGGTATGGGAAAGCATTATCATAAATGGATATCACCTAAGAAGAAAACAAACAACAACAAAGCAATTAAGTTCCTGAAACAAATGTTTCCGAGTCGTGATGATTCGGACTTAGAGCTAATGGCAAAGATTAATGATACACGAGATCTTAAAGACATGGCAAGACGGCACGGCTGGGATGACAAACGAATCAAAGCCGAGCTATAAATGTCAGTATTGTAACAAAGAATACCGTAAAGAAAGTACTCTTGCGGCACATCTGTGCGAGCCTAAACGTAGGTATCAACAGGAAAAAGAAGTAGGTGTACAATTAGGCTTTCAAGCATATTTGCGATTTTATGAACTATCACAAGGTAGTGCTAAGTTAAAAACATACAAAGATTGTGTTGAAAGTCCGTATTATAGTGCTTTTATTAAGTACGGCAGGCATTCTCAAGCTATACGTTGTGTAAACTTTAAAAGTTATACAGAGTGGCTGTTAAAGAATAACAAGAAGCTAGACTGGTGGTGTAAGGATACTTTGTACCTTGAATGGTTGCATCAGTATATACGTATTGAAAATGTATCTGACGCAATTGAACGTAGTATGAATGAAATGCAACGGCATGCTGACGAAGTTGAAAGTCTTCAGTTAACTGATTACTTCAGATATGGAAATTCTAACAAGATTTGCTTTCAGATAAGTAATGGCAGAGTAAGCCCGTGGATTGTGTTTAATTGCGATAGCGGGATTAAGTTTTTAGAAACGTTAAATGAAGAGCAGTTATCAATTATCCTTCCTTGGATTGATCCAGATTACTGGCAACGTAAGTTTCAGGATTATCTAGCAGATCGAGAATGGGTTAACGATATACTTAACAAGAATGGATTTTAAAATCCTCCAATCACGAAAGGGTACAGTTTGAAAATGAAGATCATCACAGGTAATGCTAATCCAGAGTTAGCCCAAAAGATTGCAGAACATTGTTTTGCAACCTTAGTACCATCGAGAGTTGATAAGTTTGCTGACGGCGAAGTTAGTGTTGAGTTTTTAGAAAACATCAGAGGTGAAGATGTTTTCATTGTAAATTCAACAGCAACTCCAGTAAATGATCATTTAATGGAAGTATTAGTGATGATTGATGCCGCAAAGCGTTCGAGTGCTAAACGTATTACCGCAGTTATGCCTTATTTTGGATATGCTAGACAGGATCGTAAGAGTGCAAGTCGTACACCTATTACTGCAAAGCTCGTTGCTAACTTGTTAACAACAGCAGGTGCAGATAGAATCCTTACAATGGATCTACATGCAGGGCAGATCCAAGGCTTCTTTGATATCCCAGTTGATGACTTAACAAGCCGTTTAGTCTTTGCAAAGGACATCAAGCGTTCAATTGGGATACCAGACGATCCTAATGTTGAACAAGAAGGCACAGTATTCGTATCACCCGATGCTGGAGGAGCAGTCCGGGCTCGAAAGTTTGCTGATATGTTTAATGGAGACATTGCTATCGTAGACAAGATGCGTCCTGAAGCAGGTAAGAGCGAAGTTATGAACTTAATCGGCGATGTTAAAGGTAAACACGCTATTCTAGTTGATGACATTATTGACAGTGGCGGCACATTATGTAATGCGGCTAAAGCTATTATGGATGCAGGTGCTTTAAGTGTTCGTGCTTATATTACACACGGTGTACTGAGCAGTGAAGCATGCCAACGTGTAGAGAAGAGTGTACTTACAGAATTAGTAGTAACAGATTCTATTACTAATCGTTGTCCTAAGAACTGTAAAAAGACTAGGCAAGTATCAATTGGCACCTTGTTTGGTGAAGCAATTCGTTGTGTAACAAATGAAGAATCAGTGAGCTCGTTATTTTAATGAAATTTAAAAGTGATATTGATATTGACTTTGGAGATAGAACAAAAGTTCTTGATTTGCTAAGTCCTACTCCAGCTAGTATACATAGAGATTCTGGGTTAGTGAAACATAATACAGGTGTTTACTTTCAACGTGTTCCTGTTGATCCTTATACTGGGTTATGCAGTATTGACCATAAAGACAGCGAAGATAGAGGATACATCAAACTTGACTTACTAAATGTTAACGTTTATAAACAAGTTAAGAATGAAGAACATTTAAAACAGTTGTTAGAGAAAGAACCCGAGTGGGATAGATTATATGATAAATCATTCTGTGAGCAGTTAATTCACATTGGTGATCATTATGATACATTGATACGTATGCCAGAGGCCGTTAATACTATTCCAAGACTTGCTATGTTTTTAGCAGTTATTCGTCCTGGTAAACGTATGTTAGTAGGTAATAAATGGAAGAAAGTTGCACAATCCGTTTGGGAAAAACCCGCTGACGAGTCATACTATTTTAAGAAGTCGCATAGTGTAGCCTATGCTAATTTAGTTGTGGTTCATATGAACCTAATCAGTTTTCCGGACCAAGGTAATACTACGCCTCTTACTACGACGAACACTTAGTTGTTTTAAACTAGTACTAGGCCCAAATCGTATATCTACGTCTTTACTATTGAACGTAGATCGACATGGTTGAAATTGATACCAATCTTGCTTTAAAAATACATTGATAGGAATTAGTCTATTACTTTCCCACCACCATACATCAGCAAGGTCTAAAAACGTCATTTTTTCTTCTTTAGACTTTAGTTTACTAAAGTCATATATTGTAGTAATTTGATCGTCGCTATTTTGAATTATACCAATATATTCTACACCACCATATACTAGGTAGGTTAAGAAAGGGTATTGCTCTAGTAACTCTGTTATTTGTGATT